GCGCATGATCTCCGTGCGGAACTGCGTCGGCACGAGGAAACCGCCGCCAGTCTGATGCTGGTCCATGCGCAGTTCGGCACCGATCTCGGTACCGTCTTCGCCCTGAGCGCCAACGCCTTCGACGAAGTTCAGACGCTGGTCGTTCGGGTTGAACCGGACGGCCGACATGAACTCGCCGAGGCTCTCGAACTCGCGCGCGCCATGCGGGCCGGCCGGGGTGGTCGGACCGTTGCGACGTGCGACGGCCGTAGTGACGACATCGCCAGCTGCCTCGGCCGTCTGGATGTTGCCGAGGCGGGCGATACGGACATCGAGCGCGGCGAGGTTGGCACTGGACGCGTCGTAGGTGGCCGTCTCTTCCGCGGTGAAGTCGCGGTTCTCGCCTTCCGCCGCATCGATCATGCCGCGCAGCTGCGCGACGAGCGTCAGGCGGCTGGCACGCAAGGCGGCGAGCGGTGCAGGGGTATGGTCGTCCGGTGCACGCATGTAGCGCCCGCGCTGACGTTCGGCTGCCGACATCGGCCCGAGGATCGCGGCCATGGATGCAGCCGCGAGAAGCATGGTCTTCCGCATGAGATATCTCCGGGCCCGTAGGCCGATAAGAACGAATGTGCCGGGCGCACGCCGTCGGCCGCTCGCGCCCGGTGGGCGAGCGAGGCGATCCCCTCCGAAGGGTAGGATTTCAGTTGAGCGCGAGCGCTCGCTTTTCGCGCTCGGGTGCGAACCGCCGCGGGGTAGGCGCGCCTGCACCGAAGCGGACGAGCGTTTCGCTCATGGTCGCGATACGGTCCGCCATTCCTTCACGAACGGCAGCCTGCGCACCAAGCATCCGCCCTTGCCCGAAACCGTCACGGACGGCAGCGGCGGTGACGCCACGGCCAGACGCGACGCGATCAACGAACATGCCGTAATACTCGTCCGTGCGGCCTTGCATGTAGGCGCGGGTCTCTTCCGACAGCGGACCGAGCAGACCTTCGCCCTTGAACTTGCCCGACGCGATGATCTCGCGAGCGATGCCATCCTTCGCAAGCTTCTCGGTCAGATCGTCATACGCCATGCGCACGCCGATGGCGCCGGCAGCGGAGCTTGGGGACATGACAATTTCGTCTGCCGGCGAACCAATCCAGTAGCCCGCACTGGCGAGGTTGCCGGTCACCTGGACGATGATCGGCTTACGGCCCTTCACTGCCGCAACCGCGGCAGCTGCTTCGTCCACGCCGAGGACGTTGCCGCCCACCGTGTCTGCATCGACGATGATCGCCTTGACGGTATCGTCGTCGGCCATCTGATCAATCATGATGGCGAAGCCCTCCGCCGTCGTCCCGCCGCCAGACGAACTGTCCTGCACGAGGCTGGCGCGGGGGGAGATGATGCCACGAAGCGGAACCACGGCAACTGCGCCTTCGCGACGTGCCACAGCCGAGGCCGTCGCCGGTGAAATACGCGCCTCGATTTCGCTGGCGGAGAACTTGCCGCCCTCCGCCTGCATGGCGAGCAAATCGACGATGGCGAGCAACTTGCTCTCTTCCATCGCCCAGAACTCGGAAGCGAAGGCGGCGAGTAGATACGGATACTTCATGGTGATCAGTCCTCGTCCGCTGCCGGAGGGGTCGGTGCGTTGGTCGACGTGGTGACGGGCGGGGCGTTCTTAGCGCGATCCAGCGTCTGCACGTTGTTCGAGACGAAGTTGATGTCGCCGTCGCTGCCGATGGCGTTCATGTCCTCAAGCGCGAGGATCTGATTGATCGTCATGCCGAGCTCGAACATCGTTTTGTAGAACGTCGACCGCGCGGCCATATCGCCACGCATCAGGGCGTTCATATTGAACTTGACCCGAAGACCCTTCGCCCGCTCGGCTTCCGTGAAGAGCTTCCACGTCAGTTCCTGCTCGGTCGCATTCACCCACGGGGCGACGGTCTGGATGACGAAGCCGAGCATCAGCTGCTCGATCCCGCTGCCCCAGGTCGTCGTGCCCTGATGGCTCTGCACCATGATCAACGGCACATCGTACATGCGCGCGATCTCGGCGATCTGGAATTCGCGGGTCGCCAGGAACTGACCATCCTCGGGCGGGATCGTCGTCTGGACGAACTTCATGCCTTCCTCGAGAACCTTGATGCGGTGCGCGTTCTCGAGCCCGCCTTGCTTCTCGACGACGCTCGCCGGATTCTCCGGTGCCGCCTTCTGCTCGCCACTGGGCGTGCTGATGTTGCCGCGAGACTTACCGCCGAGCCGGCCGGGATGCATGAGGAAGCCGCCCGACTTCATGTCGTTGGCAAAGAACTTACCGCCGAACGTTTCAAGCGCCTTAGCCATGCCCAACGCTTCGCGAGCCAGCGCGACCTGCGAGAGGCCGATATACCCATCATGGCTGAGGTCCATGATGTGCGCGACGTTGTCCTGGTTAAGCTGGTAGGTCGTGCCGTCGATGTTCGTCCGGAAGACGAGACGATCACCGTCACGGTGCGGACGGGTGCGGTCGGGCAGCAGAGGCCACAGGCCGACCGCCTCGCCGCGCGCGTTCCGCTCGATCTCCTGATAGCCGTTGCCCCATAACAGGGCGTGGCCCTGCGTCGTCTTACGGAGCGTGCGCGACGACATGAAGTCGTTCGGTCGCAGGCCGAGCCGCTGCGACATCGGATGCTCGTCGACCCGCGACCAGCCCCCCACGCCGTCCGGCTGCACAATGCTGACGGGGAAGTTCGCGATAGGGTTGGCGATACGGTTCACGCAGGCGAAGACTGTCGGCGAGTATAGAGCGTTGGTTTCCGACACGAACGTGCCGGCCTTGGTTGCCCCACCGCCGATCATGCGAAGAAACCAGCCGTCGTTGGCGCCGACGCTGGAGGACGGGCCGTAGCTTGCCGATGCTTCGCTCGCGCCAGTGGCGGGCGCGCGGAGAGCCGCCAGGGCGTTGGTCAGACGTCCCATCAGATCTCGTCCACTTCAATTTCGAGGATGCCACGTTCTTCATAGACCGAAGGACCATCGGCCTCCGGGTTCCGGCTCATCAGCGTCACGGCGTTGAACATCGCCGCGAGCGGATCGATCTTCGCGCCAGGTGACGACTTCACGATCGCCACCGCACTCGTACCGCGAGGCTCCATCTTCGCGTTGCCGACGCACCACTGCATCATTGCCGTACCGGCGTGGCGCATTGTCCGAGCGGCGAGCTTTCTCGCTGACCCCTTTACAGCGGCGCTGAGCTTGTAGCCCTGCGGTATGGAGGTCAGCTGCACGATGGGGTCGAACTCGTTGAGCGCGAGCTCGTCGACGATTGCCGCGACGCCCATCGGGTCCAGCCCGATCGCTCCGGTATCCGGCAGCAATCCGGCATCCCGGACCTTTACCAGGATCTCGACGACACCGCGGACGTCTTCGGTCAGATCCTCCTCGTCCGCGCCTAGATCGTCGGTCGGCTCGATCGGCGCGTCGTCATCGGCCATCATGCACTTGGTGAGTGAGCCCTCCTCGATTAGCTCGTCGAGCTTGGTGACGATGTCCTTGCGACGATCCCAAACGACGGACCATGCCCAGGCGTGGCACCATACCAGCCAGCGCTTCGAACCCTTCTCGCGTCCGATCAGGCAGAGCCCGAGGAGATCGTCGAGCCCGCCGCCATCGATCCCGGCGACGATCACTTCACACCGCCGGATAAGCTCGTCGACGTTGATCGTACGGTCGACCGCGCGATCCCAGAACGGCGCTCCGGTCCAGCGGTCCCGGCTTAGCCGGGTGCCGATCTCGACGTTGAGATACTTGGCGAGCACGATCTGCGACGAACTGTCGCCGTCCTCGCCCCGGCCTTCCTTCGCCAAGCGCAACTTGCGCTGGATGAAGCTGACCGACTGCGACCGCCCGAGGTTCGGGTTGGTGACGTAGAAGTTGGCCGGGTCGAGATAGGACTCGTCGTCCCGCATCGCCTTCGGCCACTCGTAGAGCATCCCGAGGCTGCGCGGGTCGACGATCGTACCATCGCGGACACCCCGGAAGTAGTCGAGCCGATCCTTGAACACGCCGACCGGCCGTTCGTCGCTATGCGTCGTCAGGTAGATGACGAAGCCTTCGGGACGAGATGCCAGCCCGCCGGTTGCTTCCTCGAACATCGATTCTGCACCGGCCCGCTTGCCGAAGATCCATAGCTCGTCGATCAGGACGAAGCCGGCCTTGCTGCCGCCCACGGTCTGCGTGTCCGCCGCGATGACCCGTAGCTCCGCGCCGGTGACGCGGTGTTTGATCATGCGCTGGTTGTCGACGATGTGCAGCAGTTCGCGCAGGCTCGGGTCAGCACGGACCATTGCAGCTGCCGGGCCGTAGCTGTTGTTCGCGATCTTCTGCGTCGGTGCGAGGATGCTGAGCCCCGCCTCGTGCCGCCAGTTGCGGATGAGCGCGGTGAGCATGATCCCCGCCGCGATCGTCGACTTGCCGTTCTTCTTCGAGATGAGGAGTAGGAACTCCTCGATCAACCGGTTGCCCGTGCTGGCGTCGTAAGCGCCGAAAATCGCAGCGACCAGATCGAAGACGAACGGTTCGCAGGCCTGCCCGAACGTGGGCTGGCCCGCGACGTCGACCATGCGCAGCGACTTGAACACGTCCAGTGCTGCCGCTGCCTCGGATGGAAACAGCGGCGCGAACGGTACCAACGACTGCCGCTCAACGATGCGGCGTTCCCAGTCGGGAACCGCGGTCGTCCAGACGGGCTGGATCGCGGCAGTCAATTCAGCAGATTGGGAGGCGGTGCCGGCGGTTCGAACCGCCCGCGCACCTCCTCCGCCGCCTGTTGTGCCATCTGTTTCTTACCGACCCGTTCGGGAGCGGGGCCACGGGCGTGCTGCGATACCCGGTCAGACAGTTCGGCTAGGCGCGCTTTCTCAAGCCGACGCGCTAGTTCTTTCTCCGCCGCTACGCTGCCACCCTTCGCCGTCTCGTTCAGCCGGTTCAGCTGGACCATTTCGAAGCGGAGGGCAGCGGCCTCGCGGTGAGCAAGCTCGGAAGAATAATGTTTGCGCAGCGTCGGGACCGACACCCCAATCGCCGTCGCCGCCTGTTTGACCGTCAGGCCGCGAGCGAAGGCCAACAGGACCTTGTTCGAGTTCGGAAGAGACCACGAATGTTCGGGTCGCCCACGGCCTTCCTTGCGCGGAAGGATCGGGTCGCCGAACAAGTCAGTCCCCGAAAAATCCGCGTCGCTCAAAAAAAATCTCCACGTGAGAGGAACAGCGGTCCCCAGGCCGATCCCCTTTCTGACTTTCCACCCCCCCCCGGTCAGCCCTCGCGCCGCTCCTGCCGTTGCTTCCACCCGTCGTGACAGGTCTTCAGCAGGGTCTGAAGGTTGGCTGTATCCCAGAAGAGCCGCTCGTCTCCCCGGTGCGGCCGCTTGTGATCGCACACGAGCTTGGAGGTATCGCCTTCGATGACGCCGCATCCGCACTGACATGTGAATAGGTCACGAGCGAAGATGACGAGCCGCAGACGCTTCCACCGCGCGAGCTTATACCAGCCACGCCATGTCACCGTACGCCGCTCGGCATCGTATGCCTCGCGCCCCGGCAGGCGTCCGATCATCGGCGCAAGCGAACCAAGCATCGGCTTGAGGCTGGTCAGCTTGGCCATGCGCGTACGCCTAAACGGCGACGGGCGGCGAGACCGAAGCTACGCCGCCCGTCGAAGGGGTCATCAAGGGGAGAAGCTGCGAACCCGAAGGCCCAACCCAGCGTGTCAATAAATAGGCCTATTTCGAGCGATAGGCGAACACCCAAAATTTCAAGGCGTGCAACTTTCTGGCATTGACACGTGCGCCCGTGGATTTCCGCCATTCTCGGCGACGCAGATCGCGTTGAGCGCGCGACCGTACC